GCCTACAACCGGATCATGGACGATGCCTTCCAGCACCACGATGCAGTCATCATTGCCAACGACGACATCTGCCTGACTCCGGATTCTTATAGACTTCTACTTGAGGATGCTAATCATCTTGAGAAGGCAGGGCATAAGATCGGTGTTTTAGGTGCAAGGTCTGATTACATTTTAGAGGCGCAGAACATCCGTTTCGAGGGTGGGGCTAGAAATGGGTTAAAGTGGGCTGAAGAACAGACAATCAAAGAGACGGGCGTAATTGCGCCGATCTTTGCTTACATCACGAAGGAAGCCTTCCAAGCGGTCAGGTTTCCTCCCATCAACTGGTTTTCAGATAACGTCTTTTGTCATACACTTACGGTATGTGACTTTAAGCATTTTGTTTCAAGGAGTTACGTTCACCACGCAGGCAGTCAGACGGTGGGCAAGGACGACTCAAAGAATCTCAAGGAGGCAGCGAAATGGCTGTGGAAAAACGAACCAGGGATAGCAAAGCATTACCGTCTCCCTACCGAATGAAAGTGCCTCCTGTACCCATTAGGTACGACCGGAAAGTAGGCATTCCTTTGCAACCACAAAAGGCCAAAAAATGAAAGGCTTGCTTTCCCCGAAGGTCATGATTGTCATCAAGGAAGAAACGGACGAGAGTTGTCCGCTTCCCACGCAAGACGAGGCCTTGAACGAAGAAAACAAAGCAATCGCAAAAGAGAAGGCAATGTATGGCCCTGAGCGAGAGGGTGATACGCAATTCTGGAGAGACTTAGGCGCAAAGTGGCGCATCTCTGCGAGTCAGGCCAAGGAAAGGCGTTGCGGTAATTGCGAATACTTCGACATGGACATGGAAGATTGCCTGCCAGAGGGTGTTGGTTATTGTCATCAGTGGGACTTTATGTGTGCGCCGGACAAGTCTTGCGCTTCTTGGGAGATGGGCGATGAAGAAGGCGGAGAAGAAGATCTCGAAAGTGATGACTGAGTTCAAAAAGGGTAAGTTGCATTCTGGAAGCAAGAAAGGCCCAGAGGTAACGAACCCTAAGCAGGCTATCGCTATTGCCTTATCTGAGGCAGGAAAGGCTAGGAAAAAATGAAAGGCTTGTACGCAAATATCCACGCTAAACGCGAGCGTATAGAGAAACAGAAGGCTGCTGGCAAGACTCCTGAGCGTATGCGTAAGCCTGGGAGTCCTGGCGCACCTACGGCTAAGGCTTTCAAAGAATCAGCTAAAACGGCTAAGAAATGACTGCAGCTTGGACTCGCAAAGAGGGTAAGAACGCTAAGGGTGGCCTGAACGAGAAGGGCAGAAAGTCCTACGAGGCTGCTAACCCTGGCTCTAACTTGAAGGCTCCTGTTAAAAGCGGTGATAACCCGCGTAGAGCGTCTTTCCTAGCGAGGATGGGTAACATGCCAGGGCCAGAGCGTAAGCCTGATGGTAGCCCTACTAGACTTCTTTTAAGTCTGAAGGCATGGGGTGCGAGCAGTAAGGAAGATGCAAGGTCAAAAGCAAAGGCGATCTCGGCGAGGAACAAGAAGTGAAGCGCAGAAAGGGTCTGCTGGACGAAGAGAAGTTCCTGCCTCCGTTGCCGGAGCAGTTGCCGAGAGGTGTTAGTTCGCTTCCAGGGTACGGGCAGACGAGTCCTGTAGCACAGGGTCTACTAGGGTTTACAGGTAGACAACCGACGTATTCGGTAATGGATCCACAAGCACAGCAGATGTCTGATGCTTACAGACTAGGCGAGCAGGCAAGTGTTGCTAGTCAACTGTACGGGTCGGTATTACCCTTTGCTGCTGCTTCTACGATGGCAAGCGCACAGCGAGCAGGAAGTTTGCTGAGTCCGCTTACTGTGTTTCACGGTTCTCCGCATAGGTTTAGTAAGTTTGACGCAAGTAAGATCGGAACGGGCGAGGGAGCACAGGCTTACGGGCATGGGTTGTACTTTGCTGAAAGTCCTAATGTTGCTGGGCAGTACAAAGCAAGTACTTCTGCGAATATGTATGACACATCAAAAGGTGTTATTAGATCGTCGGATTTAGTCGATGAATTATTTAAGCAATCTGGAGACATACCAAAAAATTTAGAGTCTGCTTATCGCGCTAAAGCAAATGAAGTTGTGCGCGACTTAATAATGGGCAAACCTTCATCAGAAATTTCTCAGGAAATAAGGACTTCTAAATATGGAAGGACTTATAACGCATTGGCTGATGCGGTTGACAAACTTTCTCCTAAATCAGCAAGCGGCCAAATGTATTCAGTAGACCTACCAGACGAACAAATAGCAAAGATGCTAGATTGGGATAAGCCGCTGAGTCAGCAATCGAAAGAAGTTAAGAAGTTCATAGACGAAAACGGAAGGCCTATTCTCGATACTTTTGCTGATCTTGAGCGGAGAGGATTGACTAAAGGCATTTACAAAAACATATGGGATATGCCTGGGAAAACTATTTTTGATGTTTTTGGGAAGGGCGGCCAAACAGAGGCTAAATTAAAACAGGCTGGAATACCTGGGGTTCGCTATTTAGACGAAGGATCTCGCACTAAAGGCGGTACAAGTAACTTTGTAGTATTCCCAGGCGAAGAAAGTAAACTAAGAATCATGGAAGTAAACGGTAGGCCTGTAGTCATAGACGAAGAAGAGCTAAGACGATCGGGGCTACTTGGTCAAGGTGTTGCACAGTAACAACATATGGACAACAAACTATTGCAAGATGCTGATAGAAGGCTACCTCCTGCCGCTGGCATGGGGAGGGCTAAGGGAGTGCCTAACAAGAGCACTGCTGCGGTGAGAGAGGCTATCGCTAAGATGGCGGAACTAAACGCACCTCGTTTTGCTATGTGGCTAGACGAAGTAGCGCAGAAGAGCCCAGAAAAGGCTTGTGATATTTATCTCAGGGCTATTGAGTACCACATTCCCAAGCTAGCGAGGACAGAGGTAACAGGTCAGGACGGGCAACCAGTTGCTTTGCAAGTGACATGGGCGCAACCAGAATAATCATTCCGTATGCACCGCGAGCGCAACAGCTACAGATCCACCATGCGCTTACAGACAAGCGATTCGGGGTTGTTGTTGCTCACCGGAGATGCGGAAAGTCGGTCAGTGCCGTTAACCACATCATCAAGTCCGCGATAGAGAATCAACGCGAGGCTCCAAGATATGCGTTCATCGGGCCCACTTATTCTCAGACCAAGCGAGTCATCTGGGACTACCTCCTCAAGTTTACCGAGCCCCTTAACGCCACTGCCAATATTGCAGAACTTAGGGTTGATTTCTGGGGCAGACGCATCCAACTTGCGGGGTCTGATAACCCAGACTCTCTTAGAGGACAGTATTTTGACGGGGTTGTATTCGACGAGTTCGGGGATCAGAACCCTAAAATTTGGTCGGAAGTGGTTCGTCCGGCCTTATCAGACAGGATGGGATGGGCGTTATTCCTCGGAACCCCCAAGGGAAACAACCACTTTAAGACCCTGAGAGACCATGCGTCAGAGCATAACGATTGGGCCTTGCTTGAGTTCCGAGCATCCGAAACTGGTCTTATCCCTCAGACTGAACTCGATGCAGCCAAGTCCGAGATGGGAGACGACAAGTACCTGCAGGAGTTTGAGTGTTCCTTCGACTCAGCAATCGAAGGTAGCTACTACGGGCAACTTCTCAATGAGCTACCGTCTGAAAGGTTCCACGACATCCCTGTAGATGGTTTAGCTAAGACTTACTGTGCCTGGGACTTAGGTATAGGTGATTCCACTGCGATCTGGGTCTGTCAAAGAGTAGGCCTAGAGACACGACTTATTGACTTTGTGGAGAACCACGGTCAAGGACTCGATTGGTATGTGAACTGGCTGAGAACAAACCACTATGAGTTAGCCGAGCAGTTACTGCCCCACGATGTTCAAGTCAGAGAGCTAGGCACTGGTCGCTCGAGGATGGAACTCCTACAAGAAGCAGGGCTGAATATCACGATTGTGCCGAGAATGGGTGTTGACGATGGGATACAGGCTGTGAGAAGGCTGATCCCTTATTGTTGGTTTGACTCCAAGACTAAGCGCGGAGTGGACGCACTTAGGAATTATCGGCGACAATACGACGATAAGCGTCAAGTCTACTGGGATAAGCCTTTACATGACTGGGCATCTCATGCGAGCGACGCATTTCGGTATCTTGCGGTTGGCATGTCAGAGAACACAAGTTGGTCTAAGCCGCTGAAACCTAACGTATCTTGGGTGGTCTAAATGGATGACGGACGATTAAAGGCGATTCTCCAAGGTGAGATTGATAACGCGATAGGTTTCTTGGAGACCGAGACGGTCGAGCAGCGGAAAAACGCGCTTACGGCCTACATGCGTGATCCCTATGGCAACGAGGTAGAGGGTCGCAGCCAGATCGTAACTGGGGAGGTTGCAGAGGCTATCGACGGGATGCTTCCGCCTCTCATGCGTTTGTTTACGTCTGCTGACCAGATCGGTGTTTTCGAGCCTGTAGGCCCAGGTGATGAACCTATGGCCATGCAAGCCACCGAGTATTGCAACTGGGTGCTGATGAAGCAGAACCCAGGCATCTCAATCATGCACGATTGGTTTAAGGACGCGATCTTGCAGAAGGTCGGTGTTATCAAGGCTTACTGGGATGACTCTATTTCTGTCACGAAAGAACAGTACGCCAATCTGACAGACGATGAGCTAGCCATGCTTATGTCTGACGGGACGATGGAGATCGCAGCGCAGGAGACGATAGAGCAGGACATGGACGGTCAAGTCATGCGTGTTCATAACGTCGCACTCATGAAGAAAACCAAGGCCGGAAAGATCAAGGTCGAGAACGTGCCTCCAGAGGAGTTCTTGATCTCCAAGGCAGGAAAGACCGTAAGGGACACGCCTTTTGTTGCACACAGGAAACTCATCACGAGGTCTGATCTTGTGGCGATGGGGTTCGATCCAGAGATCGTGATGAACCTTCCGGTTTACAACGACCTGGAGTTTAGTGCCGAATATATCGCTCGATATAACCGAGACGAGCAACCCTACATGGAGCCGAGTCTTGATAAGTCCATGCAGACGGTTGAGGTTTTTGAGTGCTACCTAAAGACTGACTATGACGGAGATGGGATTGCAGAACTAAGACGGGTGCATTTTTCTGGGAATGAAATCCTAAGCAACGAGGAAACCGATTATGTTCCGTTTTACTCCATCTGTCCTATTCCGATTCCTCATCGCTTTTTTGGGGATTGCCCTGCTGATCGTACAGTTGATCTCCAGCTTATCAAGACTACTGTAACCCGTCAGATGCTCGATAACCTGTACCTTCAGAACAATACCCGCATGGGTGCTGTTGAAGGTCAGGTCAACCTCGATGACCTCTTAAGCGTTACACCTGGAGGTGTGGTGAGGATGAAGAACCCTGCCGCACTGGTTCCGATTACGACACCTCCTGTCGGTCAGCAAGCCTTCCCTCTTTTAGAGTACCTCGATCAAGTACAGGCTAAACGCACAGGCGTTACAGAAGCCTCTCAGGGTCTTGACCCTAACATCCTTCAAAACGTGACTGCTGCGGCCATAGCGGCCCTTACGCAAGCCTCACAAGGCAAGATTGAACTCATCGCTAGGATCTTTGCAGAAACAGGCGTAAAAGACTTATTCAAAGGACTCTTACACCTCTTATGCAAGTACCAGGACAAAGCAGTTTTGATTCGGATGCGCGGGCAGTACGTCCAGTACGACCCAAGAGAGTGGTCGAACCAATACGATGTGTCAGTGAATGTCGGACTTGGTACGGGGAGCATGGAGCAAAAGATGGCCATGCTCTCAATGGTTCTGTCCAAGCAAGAGCAGATCATTCAAGCGTACGGCCCGAACAATCCTTTAGTAAGTGTCTCGCAGTACAGATCAGTATTAGGAAAGTTGATTGAGGCGGCAGGGTTCCCAGATTCAGCAGAGTTCTTCAAGCCTGTAGGCCCAGAGGTCGATGCTGCACTTGCACAACCCCAACAACAACAAGGCCCAGACCCTGCTATTCAAATGATGATGGCTCAAGCCCAGGCAGACATCGAGATCAAGCGTCAGAAAGCTATGGCCGATATTCAACTTGCAAGAGAGAAGGCTTTGGCTGAGTTAGAACTCAAGCGTATGGAGTTTGAGGCAGAAGCGCAGATGAAGGCAATGAAGGTTGGCGCGGGTATTACTGGCAACGTCGAGATACCAGGGTAAATCATGGCTACATACAACGGATATACAACGGATCAGCTTAGGGCGTTTGTCGATCAGTACTTCTCAAACCCTAACAGCGCAGACGTTCAGTATCTTCTCAATCAAGGTCTAATCTCCAACACAAACCCAGACACCCTTTTGTACTTTGGCCTAACAAACATGTTAGGTTTTAGTCCTGATGTGGCTAGGTCTGCCGTGTCGGATGTTTTTGCTCCAGCACCGCAAGAAGAACCGCCACCGTCTTACGAGCCTCCGTACGAGCCTCCGTACGAGCCACCACCTGTTTACCAACCTCCTCCGGTATACACGGCAACAGATGGCACTCCGTTCAACAGCGAGTCCGATAGAAACAACTATCAAACAGCAATAAACGCGCAGCAAAAGCTACGCACAGACGCGCAAGCCATAGGCATTAACTTGCCTTCATCGTGGTTTGTGATGACACCTCAGCAACAGTTTGATTGGTACGTTTCGAACAAGTTTGGAAGCGACAAACTCAAGGCTTTGGGTGTAACCGACGCTAATCTGCTGAAAGCGGTTGACGATGCAATCAAGCCTGTGACCGTAACGGATGTCGTTAATACCATTTCACAACCAATAGACCAAAATCAGACAACAAACCAGACCGTAAACCAACAAGTCAACCAGGGAACTACAACCGTGACTGCTCCAACCATACAGTCCTGGCAAAAGTTAGATGCCTCTGGGAACATCGTAGACAAAACGATGGCCGACTATACGTTTACCGAGATGGTTCCGTTTGCTCAGAACCTGATCTCGCAACAACAGGCGGCTGGCAAGTATTTAACGCCAGATGAGTTCAGAGTGTTTGCTGGTCAACAAGGTGTCCCTGATAGCCAAATGGCTGCATTGGTTGCAAGCCTTAATTTTCCAAAGGCTCCGGTTGTACAGCAACCCGTAGTCAATCAGCCTGTAAACAACACAAAGCCTTTATCTGCGTATACAAGCGCAGAAATGATTCCGTACATACAAAATCTATTTAAGGACAATCCAAACGTATCGGCGCAGATGATTAGGCAGTACGCGATGTCGCAGAATGTGCCTGCTAGCGTGATTGATACTGCATTAAGTGGCGTTCAGATACCTACTGCTAACTTTGTGCCGTTTACTGTTGGCGGTGGGAATACGAGTCTTGCAACACCAACTAATGACTTCTTTTACGGTGCTGGCCCAACTGAACAAGCCCCGTTTATGTTCAAGTCAGGGGCAGCGGGATATACACGTTTGCTCCCTCAGTCATTAGAATTTGGTGTCCCTGTTGCTACCGGAACCAAGCCAGTGTTTACGCCTGGAATATTTGATAAGGCTGCGCTACAGAAGGCTTACGAGGCGCAGACAGGCCAAAGTTACGGCGGCGAGGCTCTTCCTGGCGATGATATACGCCAAGCAAGCTACATGGGCGGGAAGATCACGCCAGATAAGATTGCTTATGAGAAAGGCGGGAAAGTCAAAGGATTGCTTGGGCCAAAGCCTGACAGCCCTGACGATGGTTACGCAAGCCTGCAAGTAGGCGAATACGTCATTCGCAAGAAGGCTGTCAACAAGTACGGGGAAGATTTCTTAGAGGCTCTGAACGAGTCACGAATCCCTAAAAAGAAGGCTAAAGGACTTTTATGACCCAACGATGGGAACGAGCAAAGGCTTTGCTTGGCGATGAGTTTCTGAACGAAATCTTCGCTGAGTTGGAAAAAGACAACATCGAGCGTATTATCAATAGTCATCAGGACGACATTGAGCTTCGTGAGGACTCGTATCTCATGATTAGCGCAGTGCGTCGTGTGAAAGCGCGTCTTGAGTCCGTTGCCGCCGAAGGCGAGATGAACAAGAGACGATTCAAACTTTTTAAGTAGAGGTTAGTTTATGGAAAGCAGCAACCCGCAGGGGACTAGCTTGACAGTGGGACAGGCAGCGGATGCCTTCTTGGGTTTAATGGGTGGCGGCGAACCTCCTCTGGAGCAAGTTCAAGACCAGTCAGAAGAACAAGAAGTTGTTGCCAGTGAATCTGAGTCCGAGGAAGCAGTAGAGGAGACTCAAGAGGAGGAACAGCGTTTTGTCGTGAAAGCGGCAGGTGAAGAGCGCGAGGTGACCCTCCAAGAGTTGATCGAAGGCTACCAAAAAGGCACTGATTACCATAAGAAAACTAACGCGCTTGCAGAACAGCGTAAAGCAGTAGAGGCAGAGAAAGCCGCTGTCGAGCAAGCAAAGCAGGCACGAGATGCCTACGCCGAGCGACTAAAGGTGATGGATCAATTCCTAAGCCAGCAGATGCAAGGTGAGGATATTGAGAGTTTGAAAGAGACCGATCCGATAGCTTATGCGGTGAAGGTCGCGGAAATGACTCGCCAAGAGAAGCAACTCCAGCAGTTAAGAGCCGAGCAGCAACGCATTGCCAGAGAGCAACAAGCCGAGCAAGAGGTTCATATGGAGAGGCGTATCGCGGAGGAGGCGCAGAAGGTTGCAAGTGCAATCCCAGACTACGCCGATCCGAAGAAGGGTGAGAAAGTCCGAAGTGATTTAAGGGCGTTTGCAAAGTCCATAGGATATTCGGATGCGGAACTTGCAAGTGCCACTGACTCTCGTGCCGTTGTGACGTTATGGATGGCCGCGCAGTATCAGAAGTTGCAGCAGAGTAAGCCTGGGGTAACCAAAAAGGTTACGGAGGCTCCGAAGTTGCTAAAGCCTGGGACTGCCACAGGTAAGACCATCCAGTCAGAAGCAGCAAAACAGGACTTTGCGCGTCTTAAAAAGACAGGTAGTCGGCAGGACGCAGCAAGGGTTTTTGAACGATTCTTGTAATTTGGAGTAATCATGACTGTTCCTTCAGGTACATTCCAGACCTTCACCGCTATCGGTCAGCGTGAAGATCTAACCGATGTTATCTACAACATCAGCCCGACCGAGACCCCTATCCTTTCGTCGCTTGCTCGCACGAAAGCTACCGCTGTTTATCACGAGTGGCAGACGGATACCCTGGCAGCAGCAACCACCAACAACGCACAGGTTGAAGGTGACGACGCTACAGCGGCAACCATCAGCCCAACGACCCGTCTCGGTAACTACACGCAGATTGTTTCCAAGACGATCCAAGTGTCGGGAACCATGATGGCCGTTGACCTTGCAGGCCGTCGCGCTGAGAAGGCTTATCAGCTTTCCAAGGCTTCGCAGGAACTCAAGCGAGATCAGGAAACGATCATTTCTGCGAACCAAGGACGTAGCGCAGGTAACTCGTCCACGGCTCGCAAGATGGGTTCGCTTTTGTCTTGGCTCAAGACCAACTCGAACTACAACACCACTGACGGTGCTAACCCCACCACCATCGGTGTTTCGACTCGCTCGGATGGCACGACTCGCACCTTCACCGAGGCAATCCTTAAGGATGGCGTTCAGCAGGTTTACACCTCTGGCGGCAGCCCCAAGATCCTCGTGGTTGGCCCTGCACTCAAGCAGACCGTTTCGGCCTTTGCAGGTATCGCAGCACAGCGTTACATGGCTCCTTCTGACGCGCCGACGACCATCATCGGCGCGGCTGATGTCTATTTAAGTGACTTCGGCTCAATTTCGGTCATACCTGATAGGTTCGTTCGTAGCCGTGACGCGTTCATCCTTGATCCGGAATACGCAGCAGTTGGTTATCTGCGTCCCTTCCAGACCAACGAACTTGCAAAGACTGGTGACTCCGAGAAAACCCAGATCCTTGCTGAGTTCACGATGGAGATGCGTAACGAGGCTGCTCACGGTATCCTGGCTGACCTCAAGACAGCGTAACAAAAACTGTGGTAAAAAAGAGGGAGGCGTAACAACCTCCCTTTTTTTATGCTCAAAACTAAATTTCATGCAACCGACGACCAGTATGTCTTTGAGCGAACTCAAGACATCACGGCTATTGTCGAGCAGAACAAAGCACTCTATAACGCCACCGACGAGCGCGAGCGTTGGGGTGAGTGGACGCGGTACGCTCAACTACCCTTTGCGGTGGTTGATGATCTAAACAAACAAGGGATCATGCGAGGCTTTGCTGTCGCAGACGAAAAGAAGTTCAGGGCGTGGATGAACGACCCAGAGAACAGACACTTCAGAACTCGCCCAGGAAAAGTATGAAGATAGCTCTTTGTGTTCCATGTCGGGACACGATGATGACGGGGACATCCTTCGATATGGCTCGTCTGGCAGCATACGACGGGGCCAATAGATGTGCGTTAACAGGAGGATCGTTCCTCTTGTACACCGCACCAGGCACTCTCATATTCAGTCAGAGAGAGTCATTAGCCAAAGAAGCCTTAGCAGATGGTGCTGAGTACATTCTTTGGGTGGACTCGGACATGAGGTTCCCGAAGAACACGTTAGAACGACTGTTAGCGCACGGACAAAAGATCGTCGGGGTGAACGCAGTCACGAGACGTAAACCCGTTCTACCAACGGCGATTAACTTTCACCAAGATAAAGAGATCTTTGAGAAGATTGAGAGTCGAGGCAAGAAGGGTATCGAAGAGGTAACTGCTGTAGGTTTTGGGGTTGTGCTAACCCATAAGTCTGTGTTTGAGGCTATGCCACAACCGTGGTTTGATGTAGTATGGGGGGCGGGTGGTCTAATTGGCGAAGATGTGCATTTTTGCGTAAAAGCCCTAGATCACGGGATAAAGACTTTCGTGGATCACGAATTGAGCCTCGAAATAGGACACATCGGGACGCACGAATACCGGTGGAGCGATGTCGAATATGGCCCTAAACAGTTACGCCAATCTGCAAACAACGATAGCTAATTATCTCTCACGAGATGATCTTACTTCCGCGATCGCTGACTTTATCCAACTCGCAGAGATTCGACTCCGTAGAGATTTACGCTTGCGGCAAATGCTTACGCAAACATCGGTTACGGCGACCGGTGGAGTCTCGACAATTAACCTCCCTAGTGACTTCCTGCAAGCAAGGGATGTGTACGTTGACTCTGACCCCGACTTCCCTATTACGTTCGCAACGCCGAGCATCTTTATTCGGAACGGTAGGACGAACCAAAGTGGTGTACCAGCTTTCTACACCATCCTTGGGTCTACGATTCAATTTGCACCAATTCCTGACAGCAATTACGACATCAAGATCCTGTACTACGCGGCCCCTGCGTTTTTATCTACGTCAAATACGTCAAATCTCTGGCTTACGACCTGTCCGGATGCGCTCCTCTACGGGTCGCTAGGCGAGGCCGAGCCCTACCTTATGAACGATCCCAGGCTACAGACCTGGGGTGCGCTTTATGATCGCGCTATAGCTGCACTTACGCGTTCAGACGAGGAAGGTCAGTATTCGGGTGTGCCTTTAACCATGACGTTGGCTAAACGATGAGAGTCAACTTTGGTGAGTGGTTGCCGGATCAACCAGGGGTAGCAGGTGCGCTGGTTGAGGCGTTAAACGTTATTCCTCAACAGGTGGGTTATGGGCCTCTATCTGCGCCTAGTGAATGGAGCAATGCGGCTTCAGAGTCGCTTAATCAAGTTGTGTCTGCGACTTCTACGGATGAGTCAAACACGGTCTTTGCGGGCGGCGAGACGAAACTATTCAAGCTAGGAACAAACAGGAGCCTTACGGACGTTTCTAAGGCTGGAGGTTATACAACCCCTTCGGATCAGAAATGGCGGTTTGCTCAGTTTGGCAACCGACTGATTGCCGCTAATGGTGGTGACAGACTCCAGGGATGGTTATTAGGCACATCTACAGCCTTTGCAGATCTTGGTGCTGCTGCGCCTAAGTCAAGGTATGTAACAACGGTCAGAGACTTTGTAGTCGCTGGATTCAACAACGGAACAACGGTCTACCCCAATAGAGTCGAGTGGTGCGCGTTGGGTGACGAAACAAGCTGGACTCCTTCCGCTACGACGCAAGCAGACTATCAGGACATCCCAGACGGTGGGCATGTCAAAGGTTTGACGGGCGGTGAGTTTGGGCTCGTGTTTATGGATCGTGCGGTTGTCCGCATGTCTTACGTTGGAAGCCCTCTTGTATTCCAGTTTGACACGATCTCGCGTGGCTTGGGGTGCATGGAAGCTGGGTCTGTCGTTCAGTACGCAGGATCGAGCTTCTTTTTGTCTGATGACGGGTTTTATGTTTGTAATGGGCAGACTGTGCAGTCTATTTCCGTTGAGAAGATTGACCGTTGGTTCTTCAATACGGTAGATATCTCACAACTGTCTACGATGTCTGCTGCTGTAGACCCTCTTAAAAACCTTGTGATATGGGCGTTTAAGACGGTAGACCAGACCACTGCTCTGCTCATTTACAACTTCAATCTTTCTAAGTGGTCTCATGCTGAGGTTACGTTAGATTCGATTGCATCTTCAACGGCAATTACGACATCTTCTTCGTCAGGTCTAACATTAGAGCAACTAGACGCATACGGAAGCATTGATACGCTGCCTGCAAGCCTAGACTCTTTTGGGTACACGGTTACGTCTAACCTTCTTACAGGAACTATAGGCACTAAGATCGCGGCATTCTCAGGGTCAAACTTAACGGCTAGCATTATTACGCCAGATCTTTCCATGAATGACATGCCTTCGGTTGTCACCTTGGTGAGACCTGTTATTGACAGCGGTTCTTGTTCCGTACAGATCAACTCCAGAAAGCGTTTGAACCAACAAACAGACTTCACGGGTTCTACTTACTCGTCAAACTCTGATAACAGGATAGGCCTACGCTCGGCAGGAACCTACCATCGTTTGAACGTGATTCCTTCTGGTGTTTGGACTTCCGCGGTTGGTTTGGATGTGACGGTTGTGCCACAGGGTATGCGATGATCTTCAGGACGCTACCTCCGTTTGGTGGCGATCAGCGAGCCGTTGCTGAGATTGTCCGCAACATCATGGACGGTAAGACAAATAACACCGGAACAGTGACGCTTGCCACAGGAAACGCCACAACAACCACGATTACAGACGCGAGAATAGGGGTAGAAAGCAAGATTATTCTTGTCCCCTACTCTGCTAATGCCTACGCTGATTCGATCCCGTATGGCTCGTTTTACGACGTTAACGACCAGTCTGCTGCAAGCACAACAACAGCGTATGCGATTACACTTTCCAATACCGATTTAACGAACAACGTCTACCTTTCCAACTCAAGCAGGATCAACGTCAGGGCGGCGGGTAAGTACAACTTCCAGTTCTCAATCCAGTTTGCTAACGATGACTCGCAGATCCAGGATGTTGATGTTTGGATTAGGAAGAACGGAACTGACATTGCTGACTCAAACTCAAAATTCTCGATTGATTCTAAGCATGGTTCGATCAAGGGTCATGTCATTGCTGCGCTTAATCTCTTTGTAGACCTTGCTGCTAACGATTACATTGAGTTGATGTGGGCTACAACGTCAACGCTTGTCATCATCGAGCATATCGCCACTCAGTCGAGCCCTACGCGTCCTGCGACTCCTTCTGTGATTGCCACGATGCAGTTTGTGGGTGGGTTTTCTAACGGTGGTGTGTATGTTTCGAGCGTGACGAACGGTTCTGCTGTGATTACGCACTTTCCAAACTCAACCTCTGACAAAACGTATGGTTATGTGGTGGTCGGATGAATGTTCAATATATCAAGCCCGAAGAACTCAGGACGGTCTGGAAGTACATCAAGCCAGGATTGGAAGTCATCCTCACTAAAAGCCCCGAATCGTGGATACCTGAGGACATTTACTCGGACTGCTTTACAGGAAGATCACTTCTTTGGGTCTTTGTTGAGGATAATTCTGTTGTGGGCTTTGTTGTTTTGCAGCCTATCGGCGATAATTTGCATGTTTGGTGCGCTTATGGCAAGGGAGATCTTGATGCAGGCTTGGATCATGTTCTCGGCATTGCGAGAGCTGGTGGCGCAAAAACTATCAGCTTTGATTCGTGGCGTAAAGGCTGGGATCGCAAGGCTAAAGCGTTAGGTTTTAGACCCCGAAAGTGGGTGAGAGAGGTTTAACATGGCTGGTGGCTCTACAAACACGGTTACGAGAACCGAACTTGACCCGACAATGCGTCCGTATGTCCAGTATGGACTACAGGAAGCACAAAGGCTCTATCAACAAGGTGCGCCTGAGTTTTACACAGGCCAGACCTATGTAGGCCCGTCTCAGCAGACCCAATCTGCGCTGTCTGCGATGCAGACAAGGGCCATGCAGGGCAATCCGCTTGTACCTTTGGCGCAACAACAGTTAGCAACGACGTTAGGTGGTTCTCGTGCTGAGACATTAGCAGGGGCAACCAGTCCTGTCTTAGCTAATACGGTTGCCGGTGGTTATCTTGGGCAGAACCCTTACTACACGGCCGCGCTACAGCCTGGGTTTCAGGCAGCAACGACTCAGTATCAGGACGCAATCAACCAGATGCGGTCTCGCGCTTCTCAGGCAGGACGATACGGGACTAACGAAGCCCTTATGAGTCAAGAGCAACGCGCACAAGGCGCACTTGCTAACGCTCTTGCAGGGCAGGCTGCACAGTTGGGTTACTCTGGTTACGAGGCTGAGAGAGGTAGGCAGCAACAAGCGCTAGGCATGGGGCTGGATCTCTACGAAGCAGAGAGGGCCAGACAACAAGCAGCTATCGGTGCTGCTCCAGGCTTGGCCGCACAGGACTACACGGACATAGGACAGCTAGCGCAGGTTGGGCAGGCGACAGAAGGCTACCAACAGGCAGCACTTCAGGACGCAATACAACGCTTTAACTTCCAGCAGCAAGCACCTTACACGGCACTTCAGTCGTTCTTGTCTGGTGCTTACGGTGCGCCAATGGGCCAACAAACAATTCAGCCGACTTACTCCAATCCACTTGCGGGAGTTCTTGGCGGCGCGTTAACCGGAGCTAAGTTAGGAAGTATGGTTCCAGGACTAGGCACTGGATTTGGCGCTGCTGCCGGTGGCTTACTTGGTTTGCTTGGGAGGTAATCGTGTCAACTAGTAACTTCCTTGGCGGTGTGTTTGGTCAAATGCCTTCCTACATGGGAGGCTTGTTAGGCGCAGAAGATCAGGAAAAACTTAGGCAACAGGCACAAGATCAGGGATTGCTAAACCTTGGTCTTACGCTACTTGCTGGATCAGGAAGAAGTCCTGTTCGTAGGTCTACAGGCGAACTTGTGGCGCAAGGACTACAAGCAGGCCAGCAAGCCTACCGTGGTGCGGTGCAGCAAGCAGTGCAGGACAAGATGATTGGTATGCAGTTGGAAGAGGCTGCAAAAAAGCGTAGGCAAGAAGAGTTGTTTAACAAGTTATTGACTCCTCCTACAGCAGAACAAACTACCGACATGGCCGGAAGAGCAATGGGCACTACCGGCCCAACGGCTGAGGCTGCGGCAAGGTTTGAGCAAGCTAAACAAGCAGCAACTCCATTTGGCAAGCTAACTCCAGAGGAACGCATGATTGCTGCTGCGATGGGTAGGGAAGGTGGTCTTAAGTTTCTCTCCGAGCAACTAAAGCAGGAATACTCGACAACGCCTTCCACGGTAATGATTGGTGGTAGGCCTACTATTGTTCAGTTCAGCAAAACTGGCGCGATGAAAGTTGTTAACGCTTCTCCGCTGCCTAATGAAGAACAGGTCAATGTTGGCGATGAAATTCAATTCAGGGATAAAAATACGGGTGTAATTACAGGGCGAATTAAATTAAATATTGGGCCTGCTGAAACTAAACGAATCATGCTCGACGAGGAAAGGCTAAAGCTTGAACAACAAAAAGTAAAGTTTGAAAGACAGCGTTTAGACATGGAAGGCCAAAGGTTAAACCTAGCCAATATTGAGTCTCAGCGCGGCGCGTATAAGGTTGTCGATACGCCTGAAGGCCAAATGTATGTTTCTGCTGTACCTGGGATGCCAGCAATACCAGTGCAAAGCGCAGGTGGTCAACCCGTTATGGGCGCGGCTAGCAAGATGCCAGAAGCGCAGGCTAAACAAGTGATTGGCGCACAAAACACGGTTAACGCGATCAAAGAGTTTAGAGATTCGCTCTCTTCGTTTAAGACCACAGACGCGATGAACCCCGCTAAACGAGCAGACATTCAAGCCAAGTATCGCAACATGCAATTACAAGCCAAGGAAGCCTACAACCTTGGCGTTCTTAATGGCCCTGATCTGACGATTATCGAGCAGTTAGTGATGGATCCAACGACCGTAACTGGTGTGTTTACGGGTAAGAAGGCGATTGATAAGCAAGCGTCTGAGTTATCACGCATCATTACCGACATGGGTAATGTTGCAGCCCAAAGGCCTAAAGCAGTAGAAGGCGCGGCTAAGCCAGAGCAAAAGCAAGAGCAACCAAAAGAGGCTGCAAAGACTGAAGCTGTGCCAGAGTGGCTAAAAAAACTGATGCAAGAATCTCAGAAAGAGTTACTTAATAGGTCAAAAGGTCAATAATGGACTTGAGCAAACTATCAGACAAAGACCTGCAAGCCCTTGCGGCAGGCGATCTATCCAAGGTGTCTGATGAGGGCTTGCGTACTATTATTTCTATTGGAAATGTGCAGGCAGTAAGGAAACCTATCGATGAGATGCTTGCTAAGGCAGAAACAAAGCCAGAGGTTTCTCCTGGTGGTATAGCTAGACAACTAGGATTAACTGCTCGTGCTGCTGTAACTGGATTAACAGCACTGCCTACGATGCTTGCTGACCCCTTAACGGGTCTCGTTAACATGGTTGCAGGCAGGCAAGTCGCTGCACCTCCTAGCCAAACCGTGCAAGATCTTCTAAATAGGATCCTCCCGCAACCACAAACGTCGCAAGAGCGTGTTTCTCAAGATATTGCGTCTGCCCTTGTCGGTACAGGCGGCGCAGTGCAAGCGGCAAAAGGCCTGCAAAAGGTAGCTACAAGTCCCGTAACGCGAGAGGTTGCAGCAACTTTAGCAAGAGACCCAAGAGCACAAGGCATAGCTGCGCTGACAGGAGCTGGAGCGTCTGGGATAGCAAGAGAAGAAGGGCTTCCTCCTATCGCTCAGGCTGGATTAGGTATTGTTGGCTCTATGGCTCCTTCTGGTGCTCCTGCTGCGGCAAGAGCAGGCACACAGGTAGTAAAGGCCGCGGTTCAGCCTTTTACCGAGCAAGGAAGGCAAGTTATTGTCGGGAACGTCTTAAATAAGTTTGCGACGATTCCAGAAACGGCAGCGGCAAGGATGCAGGCCGCACCTGAGTACATCCCTGGTTCTATGCCGACTATGGCCGAGGCCGCAAGAGACCCAGGGTTGTTAGGCTTGCAAACTCCTGTAGCCAAGATCCTTGATATGCAAAACCTGTTGGGTCAGCGAGTGGCGCAGCAAAACCTTGCTAGATCGCAGGCCTTCGCTCGTGAGGCTGGAGAGGATATAGACTTTATCGAAGCGTTAAAAACACGCAGAGATGTAACCACTAGGCCGATGCGTGAGGAAGCCTTCCTAGCGCAAAAAGAGTTTGGCCCTATGTCTTATGATGCGCTCAACCCTGTACGCAGCGCGATAGCCTCAGTGACTCGTGGTGATACTGGGGGTTCAAAACCTGTACGCGACGCTATGAAGTTTGTGCAGGGTCTTATTAAAGACGTAGAAGAAGTCCAGTTAACACCTCAAAGAGCTTATGGTATCCGCAAGGACATTAACTCAGCCATTGAAGGTAAGTTTGATAAAGAGGACTTTAGACTAAGGCTTGCTGCTGGAGAGTTGTCCCAGATCAGGCGTGTTCTTGACGATGTGATTGAACGAAGTGCGCCAGGATTCAAATCATATATAGCTGAATATAGCGGTCAATCTAAGCCTATTAGTCAGGCTGAACTCTTGCAGGATATTCGGACTAAAGCGGTTCAAGCTGCGCCAGACACAACAAGTGGCCCGTCAGCCGTTCCGATCTTTAGTCAGGCTAAGTTACGCAGTCAGCTTGTAAACAGAGCGCAAGAAATCAATAGGACGCTTAACGAGAGTCAAGCGACTATGCTCGACAATCTCATCAAAGACTTGGATAGAACAGCATCATTAACGTCTGCGGTTGCTCAAAGGCCTGGGTCTGATACGTTTAGGAACTTCTCGACTGCAAATCTGATTGGTTCTATGTTTTCTGATGTGCTTGCAGATACGGCTACGGTCAAATCTCTAGCATCGCCACTAAACTTTTTATACAAAATCCCTGATGAAAAAGTTAACCAACTCTTAGTCGAGGCAATGCTAGACCCGAAATTAGCTTCGCTAATGATGCAGAAAGCATCTAAAATGACGGTAGAGCCTGTTTCTAAGGCATTACGGAAGAAAGCTGAGGATCTAGGCTTTGCACCGTTGATTTCTGGGATGCAAGCGGAGTAAACATGGCAAAGACAAAGATCTCTGAGTTTTCTTCAACTCCAGGCAATAACACCGACATAGACGGTATTGACATTGCCGAGGGTTGTGCGCCGAGTAACATCAACAACGCTATTCGGGAGTTGATGAGTCAGCTTAAGAATCAACAAGCTGGACTCGATGGCGACACCTTCACGGTCTCGGATGTTTTAGCGGTTCAAGGTGTAGCTGCAAATGCAGGAAGAGTAAGAATTGGTGAGGACTCAGACAATGGGTCTAATTACATCGAGCTTCGTGCAGCCTCAGCGATGGCAAGCAACGTTACGTTTACGCTGCCAGACGCAGATGGTGCTGCTAACGCAGTCTTAGGGACGGACGGCGCAGGTAATCTCTCGTTTTCGAGTGCGACAGGCACAGGAAACGTTGTCAGGGCGACATCTCCAACGCTGACAACCCCGAACCTTGGCACTCCTTCTGCCGCGACACTAACGAACGCGACAGGGCTCCCGATCTCAACAGGGGTTTCTGGACTAGGGACTAATGTTGCTACAGCCTTAGCCGTTAACGTAGGCTCTTCTGGAGCCTTTACGACCTTTAACGGCGCGATGGGGACACCATCGAGCATTACCCTTACCAATGCGACAGGGATGCCTCTATCGGGCGTTACGGGCTTGGGCACGAACGTCGCTACTGCGCTGGGTGTCAACGTAGGGTCTACAGGCGCATTCGTTACGACTTCGGGTTCTGGTGCTGCTGGAACCTGGGGGATCTCGATTACAGGCAATGCCGCAACCGCAACAGACGGTGTGGTGACTACAGGGTCATACGCAAACCCTGCTTGGATTACGTCGTTAGCTTCTTCTAAGTTAACCGGAACAATTCCGATTGAGACCGGAGGCACAGGACAAGGAAGTAAGACTGCTGCTTTTAACGCTTTGTCTCCTTTGTCTACCAAGGGTGACATCGTTGCTCACTCAGGCACAGATAACGTCAGGGTTCCTGTAGGCTCAAACGGACAAGTGTTGGTTGCTGACTCTGCCGAAACAGGCGGGGTCAAGTGGAGTACGGTTTCTGGTGTCGGTACGGTGGTGAGTGTTGGGATTACACCACCTGCTTTCTTGACAGCGGGTTCTCCCGTTACTTCGTCTGGAAACATCACCCTTACCTACTCAGGAACAGCGATTCCTGTTACTTCTGGCGGTACAGGGCTAACCAGTCTTGGTGCTGCGTTGGATGTCTTAAGGGTTAACTCGGCAGGAACGGCTTTAGAGTTTGCGACACTAGCCACAGGTGGAGACGTTACAGGCCCAGCAAGCGCAACTAACGGTCAGTTAGCGATCTACAACGGGGTTACAGGAAAGATCCTCACCGGATCATCGGTTACGGGTGTTTTGAAGGCTTCCTCCGGTGTTGTGACTTCTGCGACAGCAGGAACGGATTATGTCGCTCCTGGTGGTGCATTAGGAACACCTTCGTCGGGAACACTCACAAACGCCACGGGACTACCGATCTCCACTGGAGTTTCTGGGTTAGGCACAAACGTCGCTACTGCTTTAGCAGTCAACGTAGGCTCGTCAGGCGCGATTGTCACAAACGGTGGTGCGCTAGGTACACCATCTTCGGGGACGCTTACGAACGCTACAGGCCTTCCGATCTCGACAGGTGTGTCTGGCTTAGGAACGGGCGTAGCAACGGCCCTAGCGGTCAATACGGGCTCCACAGGAGCTATTGTGACGAGGAACGGTGCGCTAGGCACACCTTCTTCTGCAACGCTCACAAACGCGACTGGGTTACCTCTCTCGTCAGGTGTCACAGGAACGCTTCCTGTCTCTAATGGTGGTACGGGCCTAACGGCTTTAGGTTCTGCTCTGCAGGTCTTAAGGGTTAATGCTGGTGCTACGGGGTTAGAGTTTGCAAGTGGGTCTAGCGGTGATGTAACGGGGCCAGCAAGTTCAACAGATAACAGAATTGTTAGGTTTGACGGAACGACGGGCAAGATCATCCAGAGTTCGTCTGCAAGCATTACAGACACTGGACAGGGTTCTTTTGTTGGCTACATGCAGGTTACGGCCAACACAGGCGCAGGGACTTCTGGTTACCTTGAGCTTCAGTCGAACGACGCGGGATCGGGAACGAAAACGCTTCGGATTCAGCCCTCTAACGCTGCGTCAACTTCAACCCAAACTTATGTGTTCCCGACCTCTTATGGAACAAACGGTCAGACGCTCAATACAGACGGAGCGGGGAATCTCTTCTGGGGTACGGCATCTGGAACAGGTGATGTCTACGGGCCTGTAGGTGCGACCAACAACCAGATAGCACTTTTTGATAGCACGACGGGTAAGTTAATCAAGGCAGCAACAACGACGGGTCTGTTAAAAGCCTCATCGGGTGTGATTGCTGCTGCTGTCTCAGGAACAGACTACGCACCTGCGACTTCAGGAAGCGGGATTCTTAAGGGCAACGGATCGGGTGGGTTCTCTACAGCGTCCTCTGGTACGGACTATGCTCCCGCGACCTCTGGGACTTCAATCCTAAAAGGTAGCGGTTCTGGTGGCTTTAGTAACGCTACAGCGGGAACAGATTATGTTCCGGTATCGGGAACTGGTGCAACAGGAACCTGGGGTATTTCGATCTCTGGTAACGCTGCAACGGCGACTTCTGCCACGAGCGCGACTTCTGCGACTTCTGCAACGACAGCGACCAATTTAGCAGGGGGTGCTGCTAACCGTGTTGCTTACCAATCGGGATCAGGCGCAACAACCTTTGCAACTGCTCCAACCACGGCAGACACTTATCTCAAGTGGGATGGCTCTGTATTCACTTGGGCTACGGTATCAGGTGCTGGTGACGTTGTAGGGCCAGCATCAGCCACAGATAACGCAGTTGCAAGGTTCGACGGGACAACCGGAAAACTTGTCCAAAACTCTGCTGTCACGATTGCAGACACGACGGGCGACATCACAGCAGGCAAGTTCAACGGTCTTACAGTCTCGACGACCACAGGAACGTTGACGCTTGCTAACGGTTCTACGCTTGCAACGTCGGGTGCTAACAGCGTCACGATCACAAGCACAGGGGCGACAAACGTTACGGTTCCGACCACAGGAACGTTAGCAACGCTTGCAGGCTCAGAGGCACTTACCAACAAGACTATCAACGGTTCTAGTAACACGATCACGAACGTCTCGTTGTCCACGGGCATCACAGGGACGCTAGGAACAACAAACGGCGGTACAGGTCTAACGACCATCGGAACGGCACTACAAGTTCTTCGTGTCAACGCTGGTGCTACTGCTTTGGAGTGGGGTACGGTCTCTGCAAGCCCTGGTGGTTCTAATACTCAAATTCAGTTCAACAACTCAAGTTCGTTTGGTGGTTCTGCAAACCTTACTTGGGATGGCACAAACGTCCAGATCGGGGCTACAGGAGCCTTACGGTTTGCGGACACGGATTCATCAAACTATGTAGCTTTCAAGGCTCCAGGGACGGTTTCTGCAAACGTAACGTGGACACTTCCGAGTGCTGATGGTACTAACGGACAGATCCTACAAACAAACGGTTCTGGTACGCTTTCATGGGTCACAAACACAGGTGGTTCTGGCATTACAACTGGCAAGGCAATAGCTATGTCGCTTATCTTCGGGTACTAAGGAGTTTCTCGTGGCAAATCCTAATTTAGTCAACGTCGCGGCGATCTACGGGAATACCTCGTCGTATCTCATATCATCGACGGCAGATCCTTTTGCTACCGCGCTTATCAACAACCCTGCTTCGTCAGGCAAAGTTTTTAAGATCAACTCGATAGTGGTGGCAAACGTAGACGGTTCTGCTGCCGCTGACATCACAATCAAACTTTTTAGCCAAGACGATCTAGGTGGCACAGGGACGCAGATAGCATCTACCATATCAGTTCCTGCGGACGCGACGTTAGTTGTGACGGATAAGTCCACATCGTTTTATCTGTTAGAAGATAAGTCAATAGGCGCAACGGCAGGGGCAGCTAATGATTTAGTTGTTACCTGTTCTTGGGAAGAAATGAACGCTTAAGGGGTTGCTATGCCAGTAGGTAACGGCGGGGTTATCGGCCCCGCAAACATTCCGACTACCTCTATAGCTAGAGGCGTGTGGTCTCTTAAAGAGGCTTTTTTAGCTCAAAAGCAAGGTATTTGGCCCGTCCCTACTTATGCCGACCCTTACTTTGAATACACCACCCTGCTGCTTCCAGGCAACGGAACCAACGGCGCACAGAATAATACCTTCTTAGATGCGTCTACTAATAACTTCACCATCACCCGCAACGGCAACACCACACAAGGTACGTTCTCACCTTTTAGTCAGACTGGGTGGAGCGGTTCTTTCAACACAAGTACAACGTACTTAACCGTTACAGACACTTCAAACCTACGTTTTGGTAGTTCAAATTTCACGATTGAAGCATTTGTTTATCGTGCTGCAAGCGGAGCAACACAAACAATTGCTAGCAAAGGAGCGTCTACACCAACAGGTTGGGTTTTCCAGATTAGTTCGGCAGACAAATTAGTCTTTACAGACACAAGCACAAGTATTACTGGAGCAACATCATTAGCAGCTAATACATGGTATTACGTTGCAGTTGTTCGTGCTGGAACAGGATCAAACCAAACCACGCTGTATGTCAATGCAGTATCAGATGCCACAGGAACGTCTGCGACTACATTTAGTCAAACAGACAACATGAAGATTGGTGCTGATCGTAGCAACACAAATTTTGCTAACGGTTATATCTCAAACTTAAGATTAAGTAATACAAACAGGACAATCTCAAGTACACCGACCTCTGCATTAACCGCAGATTCAAATACTATTTTCTTAGGTCTTTACAACAACAGATTCCAGTACACAGACAGCACTGCTGCATTTACAAATATGACTGTTACGGGGACTCCCTCCGTACAAGCCTTCTCTCCATTCAACCCCACTGCATCGTGGTCTGCTGCGACTTATGGTGGGTCAGGATATTTTGATGGTAGTGGGGATTATCTTAATGCTGGCAATCAAACGGCACTTCATTTAGGAGCCGGAGATTTTACGGTAGAGATGTGGCTTTGGAAAAACGCAAATACCAGTTATATGACTGCCTGCGGGGATTATATATCAGCAACAACAAACACATTTCAGATTCTTGCAGATGTTGGAGGGACAAAAATAGGTTGGTATGACGGTGCTAGTGGCGCATTTACAATAACCAGTTCCGCAGCAATTTTAATAAACACTTGGACTCACATTGCTTTTGTTCGTAGCGGTTCAACTCTTACTTTGTATATAAACGGTGTTTCTGACTCAACAGCAACATTAACCACAAACCTTAACGCTACCACATCTTTTTATGTTGGACATACACCTGAGTTATTCGCTGGGCGTTATTGGAATGGTTATATATCAAACTTGCGTCTTGTCAAAGGAACTGCTGTCTACACTGGAGCATTTACACCTCCTTCATTGCTGCCTATAACCAACGCTGGCTCAACATCAGCAGCATCCTACCCAAGCACAACCAACGTCAACACCAGTTTTGCATCTTCTGCCACATCCCTACTACTCAACTTCACCAACGCTGGTATCTACGATGCTACAAGTAAGAATGACTTGGAGACGCTAGATAACACGGTTAACGGTGTACGGATTAGCACTACTCAGTCTAAATTTGGTGGTAGCAGTATCTATTTTGACGGAACTGGGACTGACTATCTTTGGATACAGGCAGACCAACCTATTCAAAGATTTGGCACTGCTCCGTTCACAATTGAAATGTGGATTAGGCTTGCCGCTTTGGGATCGGCTAGAGGTCTGGTTGCCAAAGGAACATCAACCACGGGCTGGCTTGTTTCTTTGAATACTAGCAATCAAGTTGTGTTTACTTATGGGACAAGCACGATTACCTCCACAGGAACCATCTCGCAAAATGCGTGGACTTACATTGCTGTAGTCAGAGAAGGCACAAGCACTAATCAAACCAAGATTTACATTGGTGGTGTTAACGATGGAACCGGAACGGTTAGCACTGACTTTACGCAGACAAGTTCCATGTACATAGGCGCAAACCGGACAGGCGGTGATTTGTATAGTGGCTACATACAAGATGTCCGCATCACAAACGGATACGCTAGAACGGTTACAACTGTACCGACATCAGCCTTCCCAACACTGTGAGGCTAACCATGCAATATTGGACTAAATACGGAAGCGTACCAACTACCGAGCCAGACGGGACTGAAGGCTGGCAAGAGGTTCCACCACCACCGACAGAAATCCCTGAAGGTAAGAATCTTGTATGGCTAAACTGGGAATGGATCATCAGAGACCCTAAGCCACAAGACAGGGCAGGTTATCAGTGGAACTGGCAGCACGAGGGCAGGACTTGGGTAGAGAGTGCTTGGCAGACTATGCCGGAAACTTTGCCAGAATTGCCAGTTTTGGCAGAATTGACAACTAGCCAAGTTATTAACTTAACGACCTCTCAGCTATGACACCCGAACAGAAGTCAGACGTACTTGTTGAGGCTGCTAAAGCTGCTCCTCCTGTAGTAATTACAACGGCTGTGACCGTTGGTGGTCTGACTCTGAACGAATGGGTTGCTATTGCTACCCTGCTCTACATTGTGTTACAGTCCGGCTGGCTTGTCTGGAAATGGTTCCATGCCATAAAAGATAAGAAGAATGAAGCACAATCTTCCGATAGTTAAAGTAGTTTGGGAAGAT